ATTGTACTGCTCCTGATGCTGTGCGCAGGCTGCTCGAAGGCAGTGTCCGTGACGCCAATGCCGCTGCCACCGGCAAACCTAGCGTCGAAGTGCCCGACGCTTCAGGACCCTCCACTCGTGCTGATTGACCCTGAGCGTGCGCTTTGGGAAGCTGATATCATTGCAAAGTATACGGATTGTAGTGTAAAGCACCGCTTGACGGTTAAGGCGTGGGAAGACGCAGTAGCTGTAAAGTAACTTAGACGGGAAGGGGGCTTACATATGTTTGGTTTTACCTCCTTCGCGGCTGCATCATTTGCTGACCTTGGGGTTACCCCCAACGTTAGCGTCAGCCTAACTAGCGTCTCCGCCACTGGCTCTATTGGCACGGCCAGTGTCACAGCTATAACCAACGTAAGTACTACCCTCACAGGCGTTTTGGCTACTGGTTCTATCGGCACAACAACTGTTACTGGCCTAGCTAATGTAACCCTGACCGGGGTTTCAGCAAACGGTTTAGTCGGCAACGCAACGACGCCCCAGAGCGCCTCTACTACACTTACAGGTATCTCGGCCACTGGGTCTATCGGTACAGTTAATGTAGGTGTTTTTGTATCAGTCCAACTTACCGGGGTTTCGGCTACTGGTTCTATCGGCACAACAACTGTTACTGGCCTAGCTAATGTAACCCTGACTGGGGTTTCAGCTACTGGTTCTATCGGCACAGCTAACGACTCTAGCGCTGCCAACGTCACTCCCACAGGTATTTCAGCCACTGGGTCTATAGGCACTGCTGTTGCTACACTCCCCCAAAGTGTAAGTGTTACCGGTGTTAATGCCTCTGGATTTATTGGCACTACTAGCGTAAGACTGGGGGCTAAAGTATTCCCCGTTGGGGTTTCGGCTGTTGGGTCTGTTACTAGCCCGCTTGTTTGGCAGCAGATAAACGATAACCAGACACCTAACTGGGTACCTGTTAGCGATGGAAACACAGTAATTTGGACTCAGATACCGACGTAAGGAACGAAGATGGCAAGTACATATAGCAACCTTAAATTCCAACTTATGGCAACGGGCGAGAACTCCGCAACATGGGGTAACGTCACTAACACTAACCTTGGCACAGCTATTGAAGAAGCTATTACTGGCTCAGCTTCAGTTGCATTCTCTAGTGCCGACCAGACGCTGACGCTTACAGATACCAATGCTTCTCAGACTGCGCGTAACCTACGTCTCAACCTAACAGGCACCGCGACTGCGGGTTATAATCTTATCGTCCCCGCGATTGCCAAAGCGTATATAGTTAACAACGGTACCGATGGCACGGTTACGATTAAGAATGCTACAGGTACCGGTATTGCTGTACCTACAGGCAAAACAATCTGGGTCTTCAACAACGGCACGAACGTTCTTGACGTAGTCACTCACCTTACATCGCTGACGCTTGCCACAGCGCTTCCCATCCTTTCGGGCGGTACAGGGTCTAATACTGCTTCAGGTGCACGGACTAACCTTGGTCTTGGCACAATCTCCACACAGAACTCAAACGCTGTCACCATCACTGGCGGTTCAATCACAGGCATTACTGACCTTGCTGTTGCCGATGGTGGCACAGGTGCTTCTGATACGGCTACTGCCCGTACTAACCTTGGAGCTACCACTGTTGGTGGCAACGTCTTTACACTAACCAACCCTAGCGCAGTTACCTTTCCACGTTTCAATGCGGACAACACAGTCTCTGCGTTGGATGCTGCTTCGTTCCGTACTGCCATCGGTGCTGGTTCAGGTGGCGGTACCGTGACTTCGGTTTCTGTTGTTTCCGCCAATGGTTTTGCGGGCACGGTGGCTACGGCGACTTCGACACCTGCTATAACGCTCACGACCTCAATCACAGGCGTCCTTAAAGGTAACGGCACCGCAATCTCTGCGGCTACTTCTGGCACGGACTACGTTATTCCGAGCGGTTCTGTTGCTACGTTTACAAGCACTACTCAGAACTCCCAATTTAACTCTGTCGGTGTCGGCACTGCTGGCTCTGGCACTGCTGGTGAAATCCGTGCGACCAACAACGTCACAGCATATTATTCGTCAGATGCGCGGCTGAAGGAAAACGTACAGCCAATCGGCAATGCTCTTAGTATCGTGTCTGCTGTTGGTGGTAAGACCTTTGACTGGACGGACGCTTATGTTGCAGAACATGGCGGGGCTGACGGCTACTTTGTCCGTAAGAGTGACTTCGGTGTCATTGCGCAGGATGTGCAAGCTGTATTCCCTGTAGCTGTCCGTGAACGCGGTGATGGCACACTGGCCGTTGACTATGAAAAACTGGTTGCTGTGGCCTTTGCTGCTATTGCTGAACTACGCGCCGAGGTAGACGCCCTACGGGGAGCTAAATAATGACGCTTAACTCATCAGGACCGATCAGCTTAGGTGGCACTGGTACAAACGCGTCCATTAACCTTGAGTTAGGTCTATCGGCTACGGCGCAGATTTCGCTAAATGATACCGCTGTGCGCACGCTGGCGAATGTTGCATCTGGTGCCATTATCATGCCGACCAACTTCTACGGCAAAAGTAATTTTCTTGACCAGCAAACCGTAACAACAGGCGATAACGGCAGCGGCCCGCCAGACCGGCAAAGGGGTTTTTCGTACGGGTCATTTGGATCAATCGTTGACGGCACATCAAACATATACTCAGGCGCTCTTGTTAACCGGCTTTTGTGGCGTGAAGACACCGGAGTATATGTATTTGAGTTAAACGGCTCAAACGCTAATAGTGGCTGGACCACGCTCACCATTGTCGGGAACGGAACCGTAGCTCTCACACGCGCTTCAGCGTCTTATTATAATAGTGGCGTAAGCACCCAATGGACTTGGTCCACGGCAGCTAGCATAAGTACTCAAGTGTTTGGAAGTATTAGTTCTACCGCAGTTTGTACGTTTACTTAGGGTGTATGAAATGGTCTTAACAATCTCCTACCCAGCAAACGAAGCTGAATGGTACGCTAAGGGCACGCTTGAAGGCGGCGGCTATTTTGAGGTGCCTGCTACGTTTAACCCTGACGGCACTTGTGATACAGTGGCTACAGATGCCAGTGTGCAGTTTCTAATCCTTGTACTTAGTAAGGGGTAAACTAATGCCCTTCATCAAGCTCCAGTTTAAACCCGGTGTGAACCGCGACCAGACCGACTATTCGGGCGAGGGCGGCTGGTATGCTTGCGACAAAATTAGGTTTCGCTCAGGTTATCCTGAGAAGATCGGTGGCTGGACTAAGAACACAGTTTCACCCTTCCTTGGCACCTGCCGTCAGATGTGGAGTTGGATAACTACATATAACGATGATTTTTTGTCGCTGGGCACAAACACCAAGCTCTATATACAGAACGGCCCCGGCGGTGACTTTTCCGACATTACGCCGCTGCGCACCACTTCGCCAACTTACACAGGTGCCAACACCACCAACTCAATCTATACTACGAGTGGGTCGAACATTGTCCGAATGACGCTAGCTGTTGATCCTAGCGCACAGGTGGGTAACTACGCTGATATATCTGGTGCTACGGCAGTAGGTGGTATCCCTGCCTCGGAGCTTAACACAACGCAACTTATTGCGACTGCGGGCACGCCTGCTAACTCTTTCACATTTCAAACATCTACAAATGCTACTTCTACGGTGCTTGGTGGGGGCGGTGCAGGGATAACGGTTAGCTTTGAAATTGATACTGGTTATGCCAGCGCTACAGCAGGTTATGGTTGGGGCACAAGTACGTGGGGTCGTGGTGCATGGGGGTCTAGTTCTACCTCTCCTATATACTTACCACAACGTGACTGGTGGATGGATAATTTTGATAACGATCTTGTAGCTAATATCCGCAATGGTGCGCCTTACTACTGGGCGCGTGGGTCTTCATCCAGCCCAGTTACTGCGCTTGCCACTCGGGCTATTACGTTACAAGCGTACGCTACAAGCCAAGGATACAGCGCAAACGATGTTCCCAGTAAAGTTATGCAGCTTCTGGTCTCACAGCAAGATAAACACCTGCTAGCTTTCGGTGCTGTACCTTTTGGTAGCACGAGTACTACCACATTTGATCCGCTGCTTATCCGTTGGGCATCTCAAGATAGCCCCGGTGAGTGGGGGCCGACTGTTACTAATAGTGCTGGTTTCTTGCGTATTTCTCGTGGATCACGCATAGTTCGCGCATTAGCAACACGACAAGAAATATTGGTCTGGACCGATACACACTTATACACACTTCAGTTCCTTGGTACGACTGATGTTTTTGGGCTTCAGGAATACGCAGATAATATCTCGATTGCTTCCCCACGCGCTGTGGTGACTGCTGCTAACATCATCTACTGGATGGGTCAGGATAAGTTCTACGCCTACACTGGTCGCGTCGAGACGCTGCCATGCACCTTACGTAATCACGTATTTATGAACATCAACTTCAGCCAGTCTGACCAGATTATCTGCGGCACAAACGAGCAGTGGAACGAAGTATGGTGGTTCTACCCAACTGCCGACTCAAACTGGAACAACGCCTACGTGGTGTATAACTACCTAGACCAAGTCTGGTATTACGGTAGCATTGAGCGCACGGCTTGGCTCGACACACCGTTACGTCACTTCCCGCAGGCGGCAGATACAGGACAGAATGCTACTTCGGGTTATCTCTACAACCACGAGGATGGGGTCAACGACGATACTATAGCAATGGAAGCTTATATCCAATCAAACGACTTTGATCTCGATGACGGTGAGCAGTTCATGCTCACACGGCGTATCATCCCTGACATCGACTTCTCTGGGTCAGATAGCGACGAGGCTTCG